TCGTAGATGCTGACCACGCGCTTCAGACCATCCAGGGTATCACCGGGAATGTGATGGAAAACCGCGACCATCTTAGCGGTGTTCTCGTCCACCTCATAGGAATCGGAAATGGCCACGCCGTCACACGTGCTGAACTCGTTCGGGAATTCTACCTGTACATGCGTTCCGGGCTTGACAGTGGTTCCTTCGGGCAGGCAATAGATCCTCTTGGCGTTGTCCTTGTACCTCATAACCATCACGATGTTCTTCATTTTTGCGTCCTCCTTTTTTGTTGTCGGTTGCTTTATCAACCTTACAAGGTCATTATAAACTTTTAACTTGCATTTGTCAATATGTTTTTGCAAGTTTTTTGTGACTTTTTGAAAAGAATTTTTTCCGATGTAAATTTTCAGCTTGACAAGGCACAAAGAATCAGGTATCATACCGACCTGGGGAGGTGTATCAACTATGGAACTATCCACATCTGAAAAGATCCGTATCATCCTAAAGCGCAGGGGTATGACGCTGGCGCAGCTGGCAGAGTCAACAGGCCAGTCCCGGCAGAACCTGTCACAGAAACTGGAACGCGACAATTTCGGGGAACAGGAACTGAGACTGTATGCAGAAAAGATGGGTGTACAGTTTGAATCCTACTTCATACTGGACAACGGCGAGAAATTATGAGAACCGGAAACCCGGTTCTTTTTTTATTACTTTCCTCGCGCGCGCGTATATACGTGCGTCATGTGGGCGTGTGGGCGTGTATACGCGCCCACAGGCAGGCTATTATCACTCTATTATATAAATAATGTAAGAATGTAATAAATAATATAAAATGGTCTGATAGATCAAGATTTTTCGCATCTTACAATTTTCTTACAGTCTTTATTACAATCTAACGTTCAAATTTTTGGTTTTCTTACGATTTTTGAGAATGTAAGTGAATGTAAGACTTTTCCTTACAAACAAAAAAAAGGCCCCCGCCGAAGCGGGAGCCACACTTTTTACTCTTTTTCTTCGGGCGGTTTTTCTTCCGGTTCTACCCAAATCGGCAAGGTATACACCGCACTCTCGATGGCCGCGCGCAGGGTTTCGGTGTTCACATCATATCCGGCAGCAAGAAGGGCTTTCCGCGCGTATTCCAGCTTTTCATTGCCGTGGTTTGCACCATAAATCTGTTCAGCGGCATAAACGGCAATTTTAGCCGCTGCGGCAAGGTTGTCCTGCTGGCCTTTGGTGGTCTTGGCTTTGATCCATGGAATCAGCTTGTACGTCACCAGCGCAGCAAGAAGAGCGATAACAGCTTGAAAAATAGGGGTCAAATCAATGTTCATAGTGTGTCTCCTTTCATCACCTGTCAATCAGATAATCCATTATTTCCTGCTGGCTTTTCTTTAATTTGTCGATTGAGTTGCCATTTACTTCGTGACTGATAATGGCATCAATGCCCCTGAGCATCACGCCTTGTCCTCTTTCCAGGGAATCCAAACGCTTTTTATCGTTTTGCAGCTTGTCATCTGTCTCTTGCTGCCACTGGGCCAGCTTGTCCTTTGGCTCACGTGCTTTTTTAATTTTTTCGACCAAAGCCCAGCAGGAAAGAGTGAAGGCCAGCAAAACTGCTGCCACTACCAGAAACGTCATCATCATATCAGGAGTCAATTTATCCAACGGAACCGCCGCCTCCGATCACAGTTTGTTATTTTTGCCCAACACAATTAACCAATCGGTGAACCCGATCACGACCAGCGCGATAACAACCCACATCATCCGACCGTACCTCCCAGCTGTCCGATCAGCGCGTCCAGACGGTCACGGATCTCAGACAGCACGGCCACCAGGCCCTCTGTCCTCTCGTCCGTGTAGCTTTCCGCTTCTTCCACTGGCTCATCAATTACGTCATCCGGCATTTCAATTTCGTCATCCGGGGAAATTGATTCCGGTTCCTCTGCGGCAAGCGGCTGGATGCAATCAGCGGAAGCCCAGCCGATACGGCCACCAGAGCGGATCTGATACCAGCCGTCTGATTCAGTGATGACATCCACGATGGTTCCGCGTTCGACCTGGAACATCAATTTTGCTGTCTTTTTCGGCCCTGACCGGACGTTGAGCCACGTATTCGGGTTGTTTATCACAGCTTTAAACATCACGTCATTTTGCGCCCTTTCCGGCGTGTATTCTGGCACGTCAGCAGCGTCTGAATAATCAATCAGCTTGCATTCGCCCCAGTGATCCCAGTGCGACAATTCGGACGTAACAACGCCGTATTGAGTGCCTTTGGCCTCTATGCACGTATTATCTCCGATGTACACACCGACGTGATGAATTTTAGCCTCTTTTCCTTGCAAGAACACCAGGGATCCGGGTTTCAGTGTCTGACCGTCTGAGCGCTGGCCGTTGATCAGCTTGCCCTTGTTTTTACACCAATCCGTGTATTGGTATGTGGCGTGGTGAACGATCTTTTCGCCCAACTCATTCAGCGCCCACCTGATCAGCCCGGAACAGTCAGTGACCTTTCGTCCGATCCACTGGGAGCCATAACGTATCGTCTGCGCCCGCGTTGCTTTGGCCTGCTGTTCCTGCGTCCACACAGATCCCCATGTACCGTAGATGTACCCCCACCCCTCCTGGAGCGGGACTAACACCTTTTCGATAAATTGCTTTACAGTGACCATGCGAACCACCTCACTCTCAATTCGTGAAACAACTGTACCCGGATAATAGAATGCGAGGATTTCCCGATAGGATTTCCCGGCAGCAGCCATAGCTTTAGCCCCGCGTTGGCTCATACCAACGCCGTGACCTGTGCGTGTGGTGCTGTTATCCCACGGATCGTCCTGCGCGATCAGATAGGGGCGCACGCTCCCCCAGCGTTCCTGACTGGAAACCGTTCGACCGCCGTTGCAGGCTGAATAAACGGCTGAAATCGGCTTCTCGTTGTAGACAAGGATTTCCCTTGCCGTCTCTTTTGCGGCCTGTATAGCGTGCGGATACAGGTCATAATCGTACCGTTTTGCACGGTACGCTTGATCAGTGGATGAGCTGTCAGAAATGACCTTGCCGTTTAGCACACCCTTGCTTATGGCGAACGTCCGGGCAGCAACAGCTTGCGCCTTGCAGGCTTCAAGGGCGCTGTTGCCGATTTCGGACGCGACAACGGCTGCGACATATTCTTCCAGATCCACTGAAACGGTATCATAAAGAAAAACGCCGAACAGATCGGCGTTTTCCTGGCGTGTCAGTTTGACGTTTATATTCAATTCAGAACACCAGCCTTTATGCGTATTTTTTGTACGCACTCGCAATATCGTCCTTGTTGAGAACAACATACTGCATAGTTGTGTCGAGTTTATCGTGTCCCAGGATGGCAGCAACCTCCTGGATGGGCATCCCGTGTTTTATCAGGGTTGTGGCCGTTGTACGCCTAAACTTGTGCGGGTGTACATGGTTCACGTGAGCAGCTGCGCCCAGATCAACCAGCATTTTGCGTACGCCACCAGGTTTCAAGCGGTCTGTGCCTTTTCCGATGAACAGCGCGGGATGATCGTCCGTCCTGGTAGCCAGATAGGATTCCAGGACAGCAGCTGCGACCTGATCCAGAAACACAATGCGTTCCTTGTTACCTTTTCCCAGGACTTTGCATTCCATTTCTTTCAGATCCACATCATCACGGTTTAGCCCGCACATTTCGCTGATTCGGCATCCTGTGGCCTTCAAGAAACAGATGATGGCCCGGTCACGGATGGACTTGCACCCAAATTTCATGCGCTCTATATCAACGTCTGAGTACAGATCCTTCTGCCGCTTTTGATACTTGATGGCTCCTAAATTGGCACAGGGGTTCATCTCGATCAGCCTTTCCCTGTGTAGCCAGTTGAAGTACGCCCCGAATACCTGGCGCGTTGATTCCAGCGTTCGGTCTGAGATCCCCCGCGCTTTTTCATCCGACAGATAACGGCGCAGATGGTAGACCGTTACACTGCGGGTAGGTACGTGGACTGATTCGCGCATCCTGGTCAAAATGTACCGATAACGTGCAATTGTTTTTGGGCTGCGCCCCTGGACGGATAGCGCGTCCAGATACGCTTCCAGCATATCGTCTGTGTCGGTTGTGTCCAGCCTCAGACTTTCCATCCGATACCGTGCCAATACGTCTGTAATAGCGCTCATCGTCTGGATCATATCAGCTGCTGTAAGAATAGTTGCCAAACTCTGTTCAACATCTTTCAGAAACACGGCTTTTGCTTCAATAGCCATAAAATCAACCCCCCCCCTTCAGATGTTGCCCGTTTGGGCATCTTCATGATAACACTCATTTAAAATAATTGCAATATCAATTTATAAATTTACTTTGCATTATTTTCGTTTATCATGATCATTTGAAGGGGGGGGGGAGGTAATCAGCGGGGAACATCCCCGCCCATTGAGGGCCGACCCGCAGGCCAGTAGCATGAAACTTGACGTAACTTAGATCCGCAGTTTTCGTCCTGGAAACAGGGCTGTTTTACTGCAAATACAAGGGTTTTTGAAACTTGCCGGAAACTTAAGATAGTAACTTATTGTGTTATTTAATTAACCCAGCGTCAACATCCATCCGCTGATATTCCGCGCCATCAATTCAAGCGCATTGCCTGTGGTGTCCGTGTGCGGATGCAGATTATCCGGGAT